TTTACCAATCATGTCAGCCCAAGTTATTGTTGTTTCGCCACCAGTTGCCGTATATTGTTTATTGTAAACTTGACCCTCTCTAATAATTACACCGCCTGGAGTTATTTGTGTTCCAGCTACCCCATAAGCACCGCTACCTTGTAATGTTACGCTATATGTTCCCACGTCTTTATAAGGTGCGTTTAATTGTAGGCTTGTTAAGTTACAAGTACCACTAATTACTACTAACCCATCAACACCGTTATCAATAGCAAAGTCAATTACAATAGGAGTTCTATCTAATTGTAAATCTAACAAAGCTAAATAGTTGTATTGATTATTTAAGGCAACTAAACCATCACAAGTTACTTGCCAACTTGCTACATCGTTTTTATATTCTCTAAACCAAGCAGAACTTTGAGATGTAACCTCCATTTGCTCAACGTTTACACTAAATGTGCAATTTGTAGAACAAGCAAAAGGTATGTCTTCGTAAGGAGTTACGGAAGTGTTCCTTTTGTATAAAATCATATTATTTCCTATAACTGCCATATGTCAAAGTTAATTTATTTAAAGTATTGTATGTAATTTATTGTTGCATCAATATCATCGTTACTAATTTCTAATAAAGTTCCGCTTATTGTATTTGCACCATAATTAATTGAACTATTGCCTAACATATAAGAATTAGTAGATACATTTATTTGTGCTGGGTCTGTATCAGTTGCCTTTAACATTTTAGATGCGTTTACAATTGGATAACTTGTATTTGTAGTTTCAAAGCTACTTAATGAACAATCTATGTTAATTATATTTTTACCATATGAGTTTATGTATTGCCTCATTAATAATTGATTTAAATATCCATATAAACCAGTCATTCCGTATCTATACCAGTTTGTGTATTGACTTGCATCTGACTTTAAAAATACACCTACCGATGTAGGAAAACCAGCTATGCCCTCATATCCAAAAGGTATATCTACTTCTTTTTTATATTCTTTATTATTATTTATATAAGAAAAGTATTGAACACTATCATATGTGTATTCAACCGTTGTGGTAAATTGAGTTACAGTACAAGTATTACCAATTTGATTATTAAACTCTATTGTTAATTGACCAGCAACTGGGCAAGGTAAAGTAGAGAACGAAAACACACCATCATCTCCCTCTGGTATAATGTAACCAGAACTTACTGAACTTTGCCAGTCTTTGCTATTATTTAAATAATATGTTGTAGTACCATCAAATACAGTCATTGAAACATAACCTCTTGTGCCACTACCCCCATTTAAAAATAACATTGAATAATTAATAACCCCAAATGCACTTATTTTAGGCATAAAGTTATTTATCATTCTTGTATATCCACCACCTCCTCCTCTTACTAAAGTAATTTGAGCATATGATTCTGTTGCATTATCTATTAAGAAAAATGAAGAACCAGTACCCACATTTGTTACTGTCCATGATTGTGGAGAAGAAATTAGGTTAGGATATATCTTTAAATTGCCATTATCAACTAAATTCTTTGAATAATCTATTTGTTTAAATGATTCTATTCTATTAAAACCTTTAAGAATAAGTTTAAACTGCTCATTATTTATAAAATATATACCACTTGTATTATTTGTAAAACCTTGTATAATGCTTGATGTATTTAAGGCACTTCCGCTTGATACAACTGCTCCTAAGTAATTATATTGTGTAAAGTAATTATTTGTATTTGCAAATTCATTAATTGCTACAATCCACCATTTGCCTCCAGCTTGGAACAATCTACAACCAAAAGACTTTACAATTTTTTCTAATACATCGTAACTTGATTCAAATGTATAGTCTTCGTTTTTAAATGTCCTAATTGGCAAATATGTTTGACTAAATGGCTCGTATTGTGTTCCGTCTGCTCTATCATTCATATCAAGAGCAAAATATGAACACATTGTCATTAAATTAGGATTAGTAGGAAAATCTAATGCATTTAAACAAATTAAAATATAATCTAAAAGACTTTTAAGAGTATTAGTTCTATTGCCTACGTTATTAATCTCTAATGGTATATTTCTAAGCATCCCTAACCCATCAACACAATTAAAAGACAATTGCTTTCTGCCAGTTGAATAACTTATAGATATGTTATCACTTAAAGTATAACCACACCATTCTAAGTCAGAGCCTAAATATAATTTGGCAAAATACTTTCTATCGTTTACAGTAACAAAGTCTGGTATATTAGCTAAGTTATCTGTTACGTCAATAGTACAAGACAATTCACTTGCATACATTGCCTCATATATATCATCACCACTTGGAATATATTGTAAAGATATATCTACCCCAATATACTCTATTAAAGTAGGAGCAGATGGTAAATCTTCTTGTAAATACAAGTAAGCAGTTTTACTTGTCTTTGTAGCATAAGTAATTTTATATTTATCGTAGTATGCCATTATCCTCGTCTATATTTTAAAGATGTTTCACTTCTATTCATTGCTAAAACTAAGTCTTGCCCTCTTAAAACAAACTCACCATTTCCGCCTCCACCATTAGAAGCCATTGCACCAGCATTAAAAGTATTTTGCATCATTGAGCCTAATTTGCTTAATGGCATTACCGCTTCGCTTTCACTGCCTTCACCTATCATTGCTAATGTAGGACCATTTACAACTCCACCAGACGCAAGACCTAAAATACCCTCAAATACCCCACCTAATCCGCCAGTGATAGTAGTGGCTGCAGATGCCCCACCAGAAAATACAGACATAAGAGATTGAAATATTGCTGCCTTAACTGCAGCAGCTGCAATTTGACTCGCTAAATCCATAAACATTTTACCTAAAGCATCGCCAATACTTAACCCTTGTTGCATTGAATTATATAAATTCATAAATGCATTTGTAGCATAATTTGACATAGTATCCGCTAACATTAAATTAGCATCTGTTTGTTCTTTAGTTAATTGTATGTCTCTTGCTTTCTCCTCATTTACCTTTTTTTGTTCCTCGTAAAATGCACTTGTTTTACCTTCTAATGACTTGCCAAATTCTCCAGTCATTTTAGACTCCCCAAATAATTTAATCCCAGCCAATCTTTGCTTTTCTGCTTTAGCTTTGTCCTCTGGACTTTCTTGTCTAATATAATTAGCTGTTTTGCCTAATTCTTTTCTTCTTTGTATAGCTTGAAGTATTGCATTATTTTCACTCGCTTTGCCAGTCTTTTTATCTGGTGTAGCAAATCCAGTTAATGTTTTATTTAATTCTAAATTTCTTGATTTTAATCTATTAATTGTTAAATCAATTTCTTCTAACTGTGGAGCATACCTTTTTTTAACTGCTTCTTTTTGTTGTGCTACGGTAATCCTTGTCCCTCTACCTCCAATTCCGCCTCCGCTATCATATATATCTTCTGTAATTTTTGCTAACTCTTTGTTTTTTTGGTCAATTTTTCTATTTCGTTCTTCGTATGCTTTATTTAATGCAGCAACAGTATTTTGCTCTTTACCAGCAAATTCCTCTTGCTTAGATGCCATATTTACAAGATGTGTTAAATATGCTTTGTCATTAGTAACTTTTGCATTTTGAATTTCGGCATTATCCTTATATAATTTCTTTAATTGTGCTAATGCATTTTCCGATTTTTTAGTATCACCACCAGTAATTACATTAACTAAATTTAAACCAACTGCTCTATTGGTTTGTGCCTCACCGACAATTTTATAAATATCTTGATTTAACTTATTTAGTTCCTCTCTAAACTTCTTTAGTTTTTCAGTAGGACCATTAAAAAACTCTGCTATCTCTTTTGAATATGTAACAAGTAAAGATGATGCTATACCAACTGCAAGACCTAAACCTCCAGCTCCAACTAATCCACCAGCCAATGTTTTTAAAGCGTTACCAGTAGAACCGCTTTCTTTTTGTAGTCTTTGAAACGACTCTAATAAAGGGTTGATGTTATTCGCAATACCAATAAATCCATAAGGAGCATCTTGAGCAACTCTTGACAAATTTATTAAAGACTGAGTAGCATCACCGCTTCTTTTTGCGGTATTGCCCATTGCAGTATTTATATTAGTTATAGTTCCTCTTAAAGCACTCATCTCTCTATTGAGCATACTAATCTCGATAGAGTTTGTTGATTTTTTAAGTTGGTTTTGGAACTGTCGTAACTGATTTTCTGACTTTTGCAGTTCAGCTTGTAGCTGTTTTGCATCCATTCCCAAAAAGACTTCTAAACCTATTGTTTCTGCCATTTTTATTTATTTACTCCGTACAGTTTCAATGTTTGCGCTAATTCCTCGTCTGTTAGCATTTTTTTCTCCTCTACTGGTTGCATATCGTCAATCTCTGGTATGTGCCAAAAATTCTTTAACGATTTAGGACTCTTTTCGGCAGTGCTACTTAGATATACAATATAGGCGAGGTTTCGTGTCCTCGCCCATTCGTTTAACTCTTGTTTTTCCTTTCCCATAACAATTATAGAAAAGTCCTTCCAAGTCATCTCCCAAAACTCGCTTGGGCGTATATTACATTCAGCAGCCTTTACTAAAATATCATCCCAAGTCAGCCTCGTTAGACTTTTTTTTTTCCTCTTTAGGGTTTCCACTTACGGCAGTTACGGTATTTGTTATGATATATTTAAAATATTCCATAATAGGACCATCTGCATTAAAAAGACCACCTAATTCATCTAACCAATCACATACATCACTTTCCGTGTAATCCATTGGTTCTTTGTTACTATTACAAGCCGATTTATAACCAGCATAAACTAACTTGACAATAGTATCTAAGTCTAAAACGTTGCCTCCTACTAATTGAAAATATTGGTCTATGGTTATGTCCTTTTCTTTACAGAATTCTCTCATTGCCCATGTACCCCATTTTAAATTAATTGTTTTGTTGTTTAGTTCTAATTTATACATAGTGGTTTTTTATTTTTTATACTGTTTCAGTTTGTGATACTGGCGGTGTATATACTACAAATGTAGCAGTGAATTTAACATCGTCTTTATCATCTGCATTTACATCAAAGTTAGAAATCCAAACTTGACCGCTATAAGTAATATCACCAGCAGCTGGAGTAGCTTTACCCATCTTCATAGCAAATATACTTCTTGAAGCGTGAGCAGCATATAACTGTTGGTAGCTATCTTTTGCTGGGCTTCCAGTTTCGTCAATTGCAAAACCTTCACACTCAAAAGATTGAGTAAAAGATGGTCCTGGTTGGAATTCATCTCCACATTTAGAAGTTGCGTCAATTGTGTTTACAGTTGATGTAAGTGAGTTTGATGTAAGACAAGCAACTGGCTTAAAAGTTGCGTTTCCGTCGATGTCTGCTAATAGGATATAATCCCTTGCTGATACTTTAGTTTCTGGCATTTTATTTAATTTTGAGTTATTATTATGTTATATGTTATAATCGTTCTAAATACATTATCCATTGGGTTTATTCCGTCTAAGTTTCTGATACTTGCTACAAACAAAGACGAACTATAAAAGCCATTTGCCAATGTTATGTTAGTATCTGAATTTATAGCAGTCAATACCAAATTGCTAATCGTTTCAGCACGTTTATAGCCCAAGTTAGCATTTTTTGTAACAATGTCTACATCTATACTGATAGAGTTTGTATAACCGCTTTTACCTTGCTCTTGACTTGAAGTTCTACCGCTCATCACGATATATTCATCTCCAGCCCCTTCTGGTGCAATACCATCATAAACAGTAAGCCCAGAGGCACTTGTTAGGTTAGTATAAAACCATTTTTTTATTTCAATATTAGGATTAAGCATTTAATAATTCTTTTATTCTTTTTAATAATTTAGACTTTTCTTGCTCAAAAGCTGGTATTAAAAAAGGCTGTGGTCTAAGTCCTTTTCTTAATATACTTCTTGCTATTACGAATGCCGTTGATTTATCGCTTTTGCCGCCTATCCCTTTTCTTTGCACCCATAGTATTAAAGCATCTACCATCTCTTTAAATGAACCACCTTTTTTACCTTTGAACTTTGCAGCGTATTCAGCATAATCAGCTGGTACACTTACTTTGCCGCCAGTACCAAACTCTACATATGGAGAGTAACTTGCAGTCGCACTTACAGTGAATATAAAGTTTGATGCAGTGCCTTCACTTAATACTACTATGCTGTTTCTTAATTGCCCAAAATTAACTGGAGCAAGTCTTTTCGCTGTTGATTGTATTTTAAGAGCAGATGCGTTAAATTCATTTTTAACCTCTTGTTGAGCCGCTTCATTTATAGACTTAAATTTAGCATACAGTTTCTCAAAGCCTTCTGGTCTAAATATAATCTGATCCATTATCTATAAATTACAAGTTCGTAAAATCTCTTTTGGTTCTCTACGTCTTTGATAGAGTGTATTGTATATCTTGAACCTTCTATCTCTATTTCATAAGAATCATTTATAGTAACCCCATAACGAATAAAAAGGCGGTTTCTTTGATCAAATTGTAATTCTGACTCATCTATTTCTCTTACCTTGTCATCTGGTCTTAAATCGCCCCAAACGGTGCTTTGTAGGGCAAATGTAGTAGTATAACCACCTTGACCATCACTAACTCGAGTTGGTGCGTATAATAGCACCTGGCGAGTCATTGTGTTAGCATCTATATAATTAGCCTTTGCTTTACCTAATTTCATATTATAATATTGGCGAAGTTTTAGTCCATCTTTGACACGCTCTATATGTTTTCTCACAAATACCAGAGTTCGCATCTAACCCTCTATTCTCATAATCGTAGCTTACTTGGTCTAATATTGCTATTTTAAGGTCTTTTGGTATGCAATCAAATCCAGCGTTATAAGTCGCTTTCATATCGTTTTGCGTTGGGAACTTCACTTTAGGATATGCCCCTCCGATTAATTTATAATCATTCGAAGGTATCTCATCTCCATTGTTATCGTATAAAGAAAGGAAATAAGTTACTGGACCAAAAGGCAAATCGAAGTTACCAG